ATTTCTTGAAACACTATTCAGCGTAAGTGGTGTTGACATTAAGTTCTTCCGAGGGGTCTAAATAAATCTATGGCTTATTCAGGTAGATACAGTCCGAAAAATACCAATAAATATTTAGGTGATCCGACAAACATCTGGTATAGATCGCTGTGGGAACGCCGAGTCATGGTGCACTTAGATGCCAACCCAAGTGTAATTGAGTGGTCTAACGAAGAGATTATAATACCTTATTTATCCCCAGTTGATAATCGTTGGCATCGCTATTTCCCCGACTTTTTTGTTCGCGTTCGAAATAAACTGGGTATGTTAGAGGGAATGATATTAGAGGTTAAGCCGAAAAGTCAGGCGAAGCCTCCAGAAAAAAAGAGTAAAATTACTCGAAGATATATTAATGAGGTGATGACTTGGGGTGTGAATGAGGCAAAATGGAAGGCTGCATCTGAATACTGTAAGACTCGTCAATGGAAGTTTCAAATCATAACTGAGGATGATCTCGGAATCTAATGCCATCACTATTTGACAAATTAAGTCGAGAAATGACTGCGGCTGGCATTGCGCCAAGAAGCGCAGAGGCAAGATCATGGCTCGGCGGTAAACTCGCTAAACTTCGTATGCCTGCCGATCGCTCGAACATTTTAAACGATGCAAAGCGCATCTCACCTAAAGCATTTGTCGGTCGTATGTACACCTATCAATATGACCCTAAATTTAAAGACACTCTGCCTGTCTGGGACAAATTCCCGCTCGTTATTCCAATTGAGATGTATGCAGACGGTTTCTTAGGATTAAACCTACATTATCTCGACCCATATTCTCGTCTCATTCTTCTTGATCGATTAAGCGATTTTATCAACAATGATAAATATGACGACACAACCAAGTTTCGTTTATCTTATGATTTATTGAATAAGTCGAGACGGTATAAACTTATACAGGATTGTCTGAAGAGATATCTACTTACTCATATCGTTTCTTCGATGATATACATCGAACCAAGTAATTGGGAAACGGCAATTTTTCTACCGACACAAAAGATGGTATATAGAAAGTAATGGCATTTAATGTAAATCGATTTATCGCACACTTCGACGCTCAAGACGGATTTGCAAAGTCCTCAAAGTTCGATGTGCTCTTAAATGTTCCTTCTTTCTTAATGAATATGGGAACTTCAGAGCAACTCTCGCTTCAGTGCGAAGCCGCAGAACTTCCTGGATACACTCTGAATACGATTGAAAATAAGATTTTTGGTGCGCCGACTCCATTGGCTGGCACTCCCTCATTCGGTGATGTTACTCTCACATTTATTTGCGCTGGCAATTTATGGGAAAAGAAATTCTTCGATGCATGGCTTAACAATATTATTCCAAAACAAACTTATCTTGTGAACTACAAGATGAACTATGTTACAGATATTGTCATTCGTCAATATAGTGAATTTATGCCACTCGATAAATTTGAACTTATGCGAGAAGAGGCATTGCGACAAGATAAAACTCAGCTGGGCGAAACACGACCAACTCTTGCAACAGTCGCAACTATGACACCATTAGATCCAGAACGATTTAATAAACCGCATGTGAGTTATGCTTGTACACTCATCAATGCATTTCCTGTGACAGTAAACGCAATGAATCTGAACTGGGGCACAGACGAGATTCATCGATTGACAGTTGCATTTAAATTTGATCGCTGGTTAACACTCGAAACAGATGCAAGAATTCCAGATGTGTCACCTGTGCAATCAGCGCCAAATGCTGGTGATAATGAAACTGGATCTATTGGTTCGGTTGTGAATACACCAGCTGGTGCTATTCGCACTCAACCAACAAGACCTACGGAGTTTATGGCGCGCACTGGTGGCTATCGAGGATCAGCTTAACATGGAGTAAATTATGGCATTACCGAAAATTAGTTATCCTACATTTGATGTGCATTTGACATCGTTGAATAAAAAGGTAAAGTTTCGACCGTTTCTAGTGAAAGAAGAAAAGTTATTGTTAATGGCAAAGGAAGCAGAAGATCTGTCTTCATTGCTTGATACAGTGAAGCAAATTATCAATAACTGCTGCCTCGATGAGAAGGTAGATATTGAGAATTTACCGCTGTTCGATTTGGAGATGATCTTTATTCATCTTCGACTTCGTTCAGTAGGAGAAACATTAGAACTTACATACAAATGCGAGAATGTTGTTGAAGAAGAGCGATGTGGCAACAGTATGGCATTTGAGGTAGATTTAAACAAAGTAGAAGTTATAGTACCAATAGATCATACAAATAAAATTATGATCTCTGAAGAGATTGGAATGATGCTCAAATATCCTTCAATCAGTATTTCATCTTCGATTGCATCTAGAGTTGACACTTTAGAAAACATTTTAGATCTAATTTATGAACATTTAGATTATGTGTTTGATGACAGTTCAAAGTATGAAGCTGGGTCTGTAACAAAAGAAGAGTTTTATGACTTTTTGGGTTCTTTAAGTCTTGATCAACTTGAAGGATTTAAAGCATTCTTTTCAACTCTACCTTATGTGCAGACATCAAAAGAAGTTACATGCAGCAAGTGCTCCTTTAACCATACAATCGTTGTAAAAGGAATCGACGATTTTTTCGGTTAATGTTTGGTTATGACAATTTAGCGAATTATTTTAATTGTAACTTTGGTTTGATTCAGCACCATAAGTATGCATTGAGCGACATTGAGAATATGTTGCCGTGGGAGCGTCAGACCTATGTAAACATGCTTATGAACTGGTTGAAGGAAGAAAAGGAAAGAATTAAGTTGCAACAACAGCAACAGAAATCTGAGATTGCAAAAGTTACAAGAACTAGAAGAAAACGATGAAGATAAAAACTACAGGTGCTAAAAGTTTAACTGGTCTTAAAGAGAAGAACCGTAAGCGTCGAAGCACTCGAGTGAAAGGTTCAGAAGAGGAAGTTCAAAACTTACTCGAGATGCAGCGTGAGGCTGTCCAGCAGAAAATGGGCGAAGCAGGTGGTGGTGTCATAAAGAAAACCATCGGTGGAGTTAAGGGTCTCCAAGAAGCCTACAATCTTCAAGAAGAATATAAAGTTGCCAAGTCTGGCGTTCAGTCTCGTTATGGTAAATTTGCAAAGGCATTTGGCTTTGCTGATGAGAAGCAAGCAGCGATGATTGATAAACTTTTCGGCAAGAAAGTTCCAGAAGAAGAACTTAAAAAGATGCGCGAGAAGTATAAGATTAAAGATGAAAAAGAAGAGAATGGCGAAGAAAAGAAAGAGAAGGCTACAAAAGGATTAAAGAAACAATCTGAAAAATCTAAACTTCGCGATGATCAGATAACGAAGATCTATGAGTTGTCTGAAAAAATTCATGAGATGGTTGGCGGCATTAAATCGTCAGTTGATGGTATTGCAAACAAACTTCGCGCCAGCCCAGCAAAGGCAGCACCAAAGTCTAAAAAAGAAATGCGTAAACTTGAGAAGAAGGCAGGTCTCAAGTATTCAAAAGAAGCCAGTCGATATCGAGATGAGAAAACTGGTAAGTTTGTAGGCGCAGAAACTGCGCGTCAAAAAATGAATATCGCCCCAACTGCTCCAACTGCCACTGCAAGCAAGGCTACGGCTGTGGCAACTGCTCCCGCTGCAGGAGCGGCTGGCGCAGCAATGGCACCAACGGCAACAGCATCTCCATCTGTTGATGCAGATCTAAAGAGTCAAACATTAAAAGAAACAGAAGCACCAACAGAACAGAAAGACGAAACTGGTGATAAACTCGATAAACTTTCGAAAGATGTTAAAAAGGCTAATGAAGGAATTGAAGAAATTCTTGATATTTTCTCACTTAAGAGTTTCTATAAACTTATTGGTGGTGCAATTGGATTTGCAGTTCCTTTGTTAAAGAAAGCGATTGAGTTCATTTGGGACATTGGCAGTAAGGGCGTTAAATGGATAGCCGATCTTGCAATGAGTGTTTGGGAGAAGATTCGCGATTTCTTGACTGATGTTAAATTAGATATTCCTGAAATAATGGGTCCTGTTGAGATTGATCTTCCAGGTTTTGACCCATTCACACTCGGACCAATTGGTGGATTTACTTTTGAACCATTTAAGTTTTTGAAAAAGCCAATTGAAGGTCCAGATAAAGTAACACCACAAGCAGAAAAATCAGAAAACGAAAAGAGAGCAGAGCAACAACCTGCTGCTAGACGAGCTCCAGCAGCACCTGCTGCAGCTACTGGTGCTCCAACAGCACCTGCTGCAGCTACTGGTGCTCCAGCAGCACCTGCTGCAGCTAGCACAGGTGGTACGGGTGGCACAGGCGGCACAGGTGGTACGGGTGGTACGGGTGGTACGGGTGGTACAGGCGCCACAGCAACAGCAACTCCTGCAGGATCAAATATGCCAGGTGGTGCACCTCCAGCCGCAGGTGGAGGTGGTGGTGCAGGTGGTGCTGTAATTGGTGTTGTAAAGGGTGCGATGGCTGAGTATGGTATCACGAATCCATATACTCAAGCAGCACTACTTGCAAATATTGAAAAAGAATCTGGGTTTAAACCAAAATCAGAAAATCTAAACTACACCTCTATTGAAAGAATTAGAACTGTGTTTACTCGTCTCAAAAAATATAGTGATGAAGAACTTCAGGCAAAGGCAGTGAAAAATCCAGAAGGCATGGCTGAATTAGTTTATGGAATGAATGATAGAATTGGTCAAAGTATGGGTAACACTGAACCAGGAGATGGTTGGAAATATCGCGGTCGTGGATTTATTCAGATTACTGGTAAGAATAATTACGCCAAATATGGTAAGATGATTGGTGTTGATTTGATCAGTAACCCAGATCAAGCAAATGATCCAGCAGTTGCTGCCAAACTTGCATCGGCATTTGTGATGACAGGATTAAAAGGTAAACAAGATTTCTCTGATCAAAAGACAGCTAATCGTGCAGTTACTCAGACAATTGGTGGT